AACCACATCATGAAACGCTTCGGCAAATATCGCGCTGTCAAATCGCAGTGCAGGGCTGGTCACACACATGACAGCAAGCGTGAGGCTATCAGGTGCAACGAGCTACATGATCTGCAAGCGGCTGGGGCTATCAGTGACCTAATTATCCACCCGCAATACTGGTTCGTCATCAACGGCAGACAGATAAAGCACAGTAATGGCAGGCGCGTTGGCTATAAATCTGACTTCGAATATGTCGAAAACGGAATCAATGTGACTGAGGATGTGAAGGGAGTCGTCGTTAGGGATTGGCCTCTGCGCCGCGCTATCTTTATTGCGCTATTCCCTGACCACCAGCTTCGTGAAACCAAATAAAAAAAGGGTGACCGGAGCCACCCTAGTTCGTTTCGGTAAGGAGTACCAATCCGCGCAAGATACGCTGAAACTATGCGCCGGTCAATGCCGCTAACAATTCGCTTTTACAAATGCGTGTTTTCGATTATAGGAGAGCGAGCGGGGAGCGCCGAAAGGTAGAAAGGCACTCGACCCGCTCTAACAACGCCTATCAAGGAGGCATCGCTGTAATGAGTAATACACGCCACAGAACCATCACGCAAGATATTGCGTCATGAGTATAAAATTAATGACAGCAGTATGGGATAGGGAAGACCTATCATCCACGCAAAAGCTTGTCCTTCTATCATTAGCAGATTGGGCAAACGACGAAGGGCTGTGCTGGCCTTCCATTGATCGATTAGCAAAAAAAACCAGTATGGCTGGCAGATCGGTTCAGCGCATCATCCGTGACCTAGAATCTATGGGCTTTATCAGGCGCGATGAGGTGCTTGGCAAAGGGAATCGTTATTGGGTTTCGATACCCCTGACAGAGTGTCACCCCTGTCACAGTGTCACCCCTCCCCTGACAGAGAGTCACCTCACCCCTGACACAGTGTCACCCAATACACCAATTACACATCAATCAAACACCAAGTATATAATACAGGGGTATCCCCTTTGGTTGCCAATAGAGGCTTGGCAGGGCTGGGTGGAGATGCGGAAGCAACGCAAGCGCCCATTAACCGATAGGGCGAAAGCAAGAGCGCTCACCAAGCTGGAAGCCTTGCACTCAGCAGGACATGACATTAACGAATTGCTAGACCGTTCGACAATCAACGGCTGGCTTGATATTTACGAACCGAAAGGCGCGAAAAATGCAGGAAATAGTCAAAGCACCACAGAACCAACCAACCCAATGGTCAGAGCCGTTATTGCCAGCCAAGCTAGACGCGCTGTTGATGAGCAACGACGAACCGACGATTGGGCCTAAGTCGGCAGAGATTTTGCAGAACTTTCTGGATGCACCTCGACCACCAATGCCAGAACGCGAACAGGTGGACGTAATGATTGCCAAGCTATCACTGGCCACTGCTAACCAGAAGCGCAGCGTGGACGAAGAAGCGGAGCGATTGGAACTATATTGGATGACCCTTCGGATTTATCCGCTGATCGATTTACGCAGCGCATTTCTAAAATTGCTTCGCACTTGCAAATTTATGCCGACGCCAGCCGAAATTGATAGCGTGGTGCAGGCTGAAGGCAGCGAGAGAAGGCGCAAGAGAGTAAGGGCAAGCTATCTGCTACAGATTCACAAGCGGGATTATGTGCCACCCCAGGAATATGTCACGGCTGAAGAACTAGCGGAGCTACGGAGAAACCTGCAAATTGGCTAAGGTTGACGGCAGCGCAGCGACCAACTTGATGTGCGACCTGATCCGCTATGACATGGGAATGATATCAATGAATGATATACGCAAGAATTGGGCCAAGGGTAAGTATGCTGGAGCGCCAAAAGGCTGGGCCATTTCTGCGATTGAATACGCAAAACGACAAAAAGCGTAATTGATTGAGAAAAGTGCTTTACAGAATAAATCAGCATTTATATAAGAGGGCATCAGCAAGGGAATTATCCCGCCAATAAGGAGACTGATAATGATTATTGAACGTGAACAATTTTGGCAAACTCGTTATCGCGGTGACAATGACAGCGAATATCAAATTTACCTTTCATGCGCGAACGACGGCAAGGGTGGCGACATTACTCGCAACGGCAGGCCGCTATTATCATATGATGAATGGTTAGAAGCTTGAACTAACGGGGGCTTCGGCCCCCACCAACCAGAGGCCATGCCTCGCCATACAGGAGAATAACAATGAGCCAGAACCTCACAGACCTCGCACAAGTCGCTATCGACGCGCTTAAAGCCTTCAACGCAGAACGTGATCGCCAGCAACGCGCATGGTCGCAATCACGCTTCGGCAAGTCCTTCCGTGGCAATGGCCCAGATATATATGAGCATCAGCACATAGAGCTTCGGCAGGAGATTGTTCACTTCGACGAGCAGCCACTAGAGAGCCTGGAAGAAATGATGTGGCTTAAAGGGATGCAAGAGGCATGACGCCATCAAAGCTTAAACTAGCTAGGATATATTTAGGCTACAGCCTGAGCGATATGGCTGATGCGTTGCGCCTGTCTCAAACGACAGGTGCGACCACCATCCGCAAGATGGAATCTGGAAAGGTAAACATCACTGGGCCTATAATGGTTGCAGTCGATGCTATGGTAAAGGGTTACGACCCGTTTTGTTATCTTGACGAGGGGTATGATGATGACGCACTCGAATGACCACCAAGTAGGCGGTGACCACTACACATCAAAGGAAGTGCAGCCCTGGGATGCAATGGAAGCATGGATGTCAAAAGAGGCATTTGCTGGATTTTTACATGGAAATTGTATAAAGTATCTGGCGAGATATAAGGACAAGAACGGGGTTGAAGACCTGAAGAAGTGCCAGCACTACCTCACAAAGCTTATTGAGGTGGAATATAGACACGATGACTGAGATGTTCTAAAAGGTTTCCACCAGACCTTATTGGAAGCTGAGATGACACCTAAAATTGAAATGCGCTCCGTCGCAGACTTAATCCCATATGCCGCCAACAGCCGCACGCACAGCGATGCACAGGTAGCGCAGATCGCAGCCAGCATAAAAGAGTTTGGCTGGACTAACCCCATACTGATAGATGGCGATAACACCATCATTGCGGGACACGGACGCCTACTGGCAGCAAGGAAGCTTGGCCTAGAAGAAGTGCCAGCAATCATCCTTGACCATCTGTCAAAGGCCCAGCAACGCGCCCTAGTGATAGCAGACAACCAGCTTGCCCTAAACGCAGGGTGGAACATGGATATGCTGAAGGCGGAGATTGAAGACCTAAACCTAGAGAACTTCGATATTAACCTACTGGGCTTTGACGAAAAGTTTCTTGATGGGTTGCTAGAGCCAGAACCAACGGCAGGACTGACCGACGAGGACGCTGTTCCTGATGTGCCTGAAATACCAAAGACAGTGCCAGGTGACGTTTGGGTTCTAGGCAATCACAGATTGATGTGCGGTGATAGCACGAGCGTTGATGCGCTTGAAAAGCTAACTGAAGGTAACCTGGTCGATATGTGGTTGACCGATCCACCGTATAACGTGGCATATGAGGGTGGGACAAAGAAAAAGCTCACAATACAGAACGACAGCATGGGCGACGATGACTTCCGGCAATTTTTGCGGGATTCATATACCGCTGCTGATTCCGTCATGAAGCGAGGTGCAGTGTTTTATATTTGGCACGCTGATTCGGAGGGTTACAATTTTCGTGGCGCAGCCAAAGATACTGGATGGCAAGTGCGTCAATGTTTAATCTGGAAGAAGTCCTCATTGGTTATGGGCAGACAAGACTATCATTGGATGCATGAGCCTTGTCTTTACGGATGGAAGGAAGGTGCTGCACATCTATGGGCAGCGGATAGGAAGCAAACCACTATCCTTGAGTTTAACAAGCCAAGCCGCAACGGTGAGCATCCAACCATGAAACCAGTTGAGTTGTTTGAATATCAATTGCTCAACAACACCAAGGGCGCTGATATAGTCCTGGACAGCTTCGGTGGATCTGGAACAACAATCATCGCTGCTCAAAAGCACGGACGTTACGCTCGTCTTATGGAACTAGACCCGAAATACTGTGACGTAATCATCAAGCGTTGGCAGGACTTCACAGGCAAGGAAGCTATCCACGCTGAGACGGGAGAGACATTCAATGGCTGATGTTAAGCTAACCGCAAAGCAGGAAGCATTCGCTCAAGCCATAGCTGATGGCATGGGACAAGCAGACGCTTATCGAATGGCTTATGATGCTGAAGGCATGAAAGATAACACCGTTTATCCCAAAGCTTCTCGTATGATGAACGAGGGCAAGATAAGGGCAAGAGTTGATGAATTAAAATCTCAGGTAGCTGAGAAGCAACTGTGGTCTCGTGAAATGTCTGTCAAAGCACTTGTACAAGCTTATCGTGAAGGCTCTGGAGCGGTGAAGGTATCGGCAGTCAAAGAGTTAAACGCGATGCACGGATACAACGAACCTTCAAAGCTAAACATAACTGGCAGCATGATCCAACGCATCCAACGCGAAGTGATCGATGACAACGCTGAAGATTAAAACCCCGCGATGGTTCAAGCCATTCCTAAAGCCTAGCCGCTATAAAGGCGCGCATGGTGGCCGTGGATCAGGCAAGAGCCATGCCTTCGCTGAGATGGTTATTGAAGCGCACGTAATGGATCAGCGGCGCAGAACAGTTTGCGTCCGTGAGATACAGAAGTCGCTATCGCAATCGGTCAAGCGTTTGCTGGAGCTAAAGATTGAGCAGCTGGGTGTTCAGGATTACTTCGAAATTCAGGAAGCGCAAATCAAGTCACGGCATGGCGATGGCCTAATCATCTTCCAAGGGATGCAGAACCACACAGCCGATTCCATCAAGTCGCTGGAAGGTTATGACTGCGCCTGGGTGGAAGAATCACAAACGCTATCGCAGCGTTCGCTCGACCTATTGCGGCCGACAATCCGTAAGCCAGACAGCGAGCTATGGTTCACATGGAACCCACTGAACAGCACTGACCCGATTGATATGCTGCTGCGAGGCCCAAGCCCACCGCCTGACGCTATCGTTGCCCAGGTAAACTATCGGGACAACCCCTGGTTCCCTGACGTGCTAAAAGCAGAAATGGAATACGACAGGGATAGAGACCCTGACAAATACAAGCACGTTTGGCTGGGTAGTTATGCATCCAACAGCGAGGCCCGTGTATTCCGCAACTGGAAGATAGAGGACTTCGAAACACCGGATGACGCAACGCATCGCTTTGGCGCTGACTGGGGCTTTGCATCTGACCCTACAGTCCTGATCCGCTGCCATGTGGTTGGCCGCACAATCTATGTTGACCACGAAGCCTATCGCGTTGGCTGTGAGATTATGGACACGCCAGACCTGTTCTTCACTGTGCCGGACTCTGAGAAGTGGCCTATCGTTGCTGATAGCGCTAGACCTGAAACAATTAGTCACATGAGGAAACACGGCTTTCCAAAGATTATGCCAGCAGTAAAAGGGCCTAAGTCTGTAGAGGAAGGCGTCGAATGGTTGAAGTCATACGACATCGTTGTTCACCCTCGCTGCCAGCATACGATTGACGAATTAACGTGCTATAGTTACAAAACAGACCCCTTGACAGGTCAGGTCTTGCCCATTTTGGCGGATCGTGATAATCACCTAATTGATGCACTTCGCTACGCCTGCGAGGCCATACGTCGAGCAGTTGTTCCAAAGACTTTTGACGTTCAACCCTTGGCAACTGTGAGTAAATGGTAAATGGCACGACTGAATAGAGAACAAAGGTTTGCGAACATCCATCAACAGGCGATGGTAGAGTTCGACCGCGTTCAATCGTCGGTTCGTGATGAGCGCCTGCAATGCCTCCAAGACAGACGTTTCTATTCAATCGCTGGCGCACAGTGGGAAGGCCCACTAGGTGAGCAATACGAAAACAAGCCACGTTTCGAGGTAAACAAGATTCACCTTAG